GGTGGTTCTTGTTGCGGATCACCAGCTCTGGCGTATCGACAATGCGGGTCAGGGCGCGGGCCTGCGCCTTCGGCATGGCCTTAATCAGCGCGTTCACGTCTTTGGTGTAAACCCGCAGAAGGTCCGTCTCGTGGCCTTGCGCGTCCGCCATCGGGCGGAACAGCATCCTGCTCCACGGTCCGTTCGGATCGTTCCCGTCCAGCCACGTCGCCAGTTGCTCGACCTTAATCATCGCCGCGTCGGCAGAGCGAAGCCATGAACGTATCCGCCCCGGAAGCGAGCGGCTCGGATCGGTCGTCTTTGTCTTGGCGCGGGGCGGAATGTTCTCCCCGGCCCCTTGCATGTCGGCAATCGCTTCGTTGAAGTCGCGGGACTTCTTGCCGTCCTTCAGCCGCTGCTTCAGCCGCCCGAGTTCCACAACCTGCGACACGGCTTCGTCCAGTTGCAGGAGGTCGGTAATCGGAAGGCGCGACCAGTTGGTTTTGCCGAGAAGGACGCGGTACTGCGGCGGAACGACCGGCTCAACTCCGTTCTTGACTTGCTCCGCGTACCATTCCTCGAAGGCGAGCCGCTTGTCGGTCTGCGTCTGCGGACGGGTTTTGAGGTCCACCGCCTCAAGAAGCTGACGCGCCTGGTCGAGATAGTCCTGATCGACGGACTTGATCGTTGGCCGGGACGCGAGTTTCTGCATCCGGCGAACGGCCTTATCAACCTCATCCTTGGCCTGCTTCGCCTGAGCGATCAGGGCCATGTTCAGAAGCTGGCGCTGCTTGGCCGCGAACGCTTCCGGATAGTCCTTCTTGACTAGGGCTTCCTCGACCTCGCGAGCAGCCTTTGCGGCGTTGCGGGCATACATCTGCAAGGAAGCGCCGGAGATCGCGTCCTTGGCGGTTTTCGAGCGGACGTGGTCCCGCGCCCATTGGCTTGCCATCTGCCACGCGGTCGGGCGCTTTCCCGCCTTCCGTGCCAGAGCGCGAAGTTCCAGAGAGAGACGGTCGGCTTCCTTCTCGTTCGCCAGAGCCGCTTGCGCTTCTTCCTCAAGATCGGCGTAAGGATCGCCAATCTCGTCGCGGACCCTCCTTTCCGTCATGTCGTCAATCAGCTTGGACCGGACGGAGCGCTTATCGCCCGATTCCTTCAACTGCTGGCGCTCGGTTTCGTGACTGGTGAGCGCGCCGATCATCTGGTCTGCGGACTGGAACCCGGCTTGGCTGGCGATATACTCAGGATCGACCGCGTGGTTGTCATCGACCAGCGGCGGGACGCTCTTGGGCAATTTGTCAAGCATCCCCTCGCCGTAGTTCTCGACAACCCATTCACGGGGAAGCGAGATGCGCTGCGTGGTCCCGTCCTCCTGCGGAACGCCAACCCGCATGAAGCGGAGCGCCTTGAATATCGGCATAGCGTCGAAGTGCGCCGTGGCCTCGGACTTGATTTCCCGCTTTCGCTCGGCAAAGTCGCGGTCGCGCTCCGCCTTCAGCGTGGACATGACGCGCTCGAACAGCTTGTCGCGGGCGGCTTCGCGGGCCTCGTTGCCGAGATCGGCATAGGCGTTGCGCTCGGCTTCGCTCATCAGTTCCGAGAGCGTGTCGTTGGCGAGCCGCATTTCCTCGCGCTGGGCCGCGATCTCTTCGTCGCTGGCGAGAAGGCGATCCATGACCTCGCGAATGTCCGGGCTGATCGGGGAGTTGAACGCGCGGACGGAGCGATAAAGGCTCGCCATGAAGTCGCGCATCCTCGCGAACAGCACCTTGAGGCGAGCGGACGGGGCCTTTCCTTCGTAAATGTACCGCTCAAACCCGCGCGCCCAAAGCTCGTGAGTCTCGGTCGGGATCATCCCGTCCTTCAATGCGTGACCGTTCTCCGCCGCCCAAGCAGCGAAGGTTTCCCAATCGGCCTTTTCCTGATCGGTCGCGTCACCGGCAACTGCGCGGCGCTTCAGGTCCTCAATGAAGAAGTGGCCCATCTCGTGAACGGCTGTGGAGAAGTTCGCCGCCTCGAATGCGCGGATGATCGCGCCGGACATAAGTCCGTCATCGCTTCGCTCAATGGATATGTTGCCGCGCGCATGGGTGTCGTGGAGAAGGTCGCCGTTCTCGTTGAGGGCATGGCCGCCGCGCATGATCCGGCGAAGCATCTCCGGCGAGATCGGGGGGACGCCTTTGGGCTTCTCGTTGAATTGTTCGTCCTGTGAGGTTATATTGCTTGCGCTGGGCGCGCCTTCCAATGCCGTGCGATTCTCGCCTTGCGCGAGATCCCTGCCGGTTTCGACCGGGCGTCCAGCGACCTCCGACCAGTGATGCAGCGAATAATGGAAGTGGCCGTCGTTCGTCTCGCGAACGAGAACGACGACAGGCATCGACTTGCCGCCAACGTTCACGAGCGCGCCGTAGCGGCGCATGGCTTTCGTCCCGCGATCGCGCGGCGGCGACGTCTGGAGCGGCGTTCCATTTTCAAGGATCGACGGGATCGCTGGGATTGCGCGGAGCAAATCTTCTCCCGCCCGCGTCGTTTTCTTTAAACCCCTCGGGTTGAAGGAGACTGTGCGGCCGTCGCTGGTCGTGACCGTGGAGTTGAGTAGAGTGCGATAAAAGCTCGCTGCGGCGGCCCTGAGAGCAGAAATTGACGCCCCTTTCGATGCTCCAACCGCCTCGTCCTCATACTGACCGGCGTCCGGCAATTCGCTCGCTCGGATCGGTTTTCCTTCCTGGGACATGGCCACGCGCGCCGCTGCGCCAGAATCATATTCGGCCTGCGTCATTTTCGCCGCCTGAGGGAGATACGCCTGCGCGAACTGGTCGAGCGGGACAGATGCCTCTCCCCGTGCCTCGCGCTTGGCGTTTTCGACGGCATGGGCGCGCGTCATCGCCGCCGCCATCAGCCGGGAAACTGAATCCGCCTGTTCGCCTTCATAGCCAAGGCTGGCGGCAAAGCCCTTCGTCAACCGCTCCGCGTGAAGCAGGGGCAGGGCTGCGTCCAGATGACCGGCCAAAGCACTGGCGATCTCTTCGGCGTTGTCGGGCTGCGACTTGATTTCCGCAAGCGAAGCGCCGCCGGGACGGGTGCGGACATGCTCCCTCAGCGCGTTCCACTGAGGCGATCCTGCAAGGTGCGTTGCAATCGTCGCCAGCGGAACGACAACATCACCGCCAATCGCAGCGGCTTCGTTCACCTGGTCCTCGTACTGGCCCCAGAAAGGATCATCGGCAATCGACTTTCCTGCTCCCCCGTCGTCCGTCTGGAACAGCGCCTGCACCTTGTCTGCGGGAATGTAGAGGGTGCCTGCCGGAGATTCCCCGACGAGCTGGTTCAGAGCCTCTTCAAAGTCAGACGGGTTCGCGGTGCGGGTTGTCGATTGTGCCGCCGCGCCCATGAGGCGATCAACATGCTGGGCCGAGTTCGTGTCGAGCCGGTTGTTCACCACCTTGGAGATCGCGGTGTGGACGCCGTAGGAGCCGCCGATCATCGGCCCCGCCATCGCCAGTGTCGCAATCACGGTCGAAAGCGAATCCTGCCCGAATGTGTGCGTCAGGAACTGGCCGAAACTCTCGTTGCCCTGCGGCCTGTCCACATTGACGTACTGCGACAGGTTCTGCGCCCATGTCGTCGGAACTTCGGTTGCGACCTCGGTAAGCAACTGGCGCGGCAGGATATGGGTCAGGAATGGTTTACCCTCATCCACGAACCCTTTGAAATACCGCCCGCCCAACGTCTCGAAGATTGTCTCTTCAATGCCTTGCTGGATCGCGTTGGCGGTCGCCTGGTCCTGCGTTGCGCCCTGCGCCTTGCTCTGGCCGTAAGTCTGCCCAGCGGTGATCCCGCCCATAAGGACGCCACCCGCCTCGGGCTGGCCTAGAAGCGCGGCAACCCCGGCCATGATCGAGGGGCCGAACGATTGTCCGCCGCTGGTAATTGCGTTCAGTGTCGGGCTGGTCGTAACCGGGACTTGGCTAATCGCTTCCTGCGACCGCGCGGCCCGGTCCAGCCATGACGAGAGGACCGGCAATTCCTCGTCTGCGGTGCTTCCTTTAGCTGCCAGCCCGTGAAGGCTGTCCACGCCCATCTGCAACATGCGGTAGAAGTTTCCGGACGCCTGCGGAAAGCTCTTGAGGATCGAACTGCCGTAAAGCTGGGCTTTCGACAGGAAGCTCATGTTGCTGGCGTCAACGACATCGGACGCGGATTGCGCGACCTTCGGCAGTTGCTCATCGTCGATTGCGGCGGGAGCAAGCCGCCAATTCGACATGATCCGCGCGTAAGCCTGGTTTTTCTGTGCTTCGGCGATGACGCGGCGGGTACGATCTTCCGCCATCATGTCGGGCATTGCCGATTCGACAAGATCGGGGTCCATCCCGATTCGACGGGCAATCTCGTTGGCGCGGGCCGATTTCGCAGCGTCGGCGTACTGGCTGGAATAAATGGGGCCGTATGCCTGCTCGGCAAGCATCGACTGGATGATCGGATCAGCCATTAGCGCCCGTTCAGGATGAGGTAGCGGCGATGATATTCGGCGACGTTCTGAGGCGTGACCGGAAGCCCCGCCGAGCGCAGCTGGTTCTCGATTGCCCTGCGGTCGTTCGGGTTCATGTGGATCACGATCTCGGAATCATTCTGAAGCCCCTCCGGAAGTCCCTTGGCGTTCATCCGCAAGGCATTGGCGACCCAACCGCGCATGGTCGCGTCGTCGGCCTTCTTGCCGGGGTTGTTGACCGCCCAAGTCTGAGAAGCATCGGAGAGGAAGTTGAGAAGCTGCATCTGTCGATAGGCTTCGCTCTTGCGCTCCTCACCCTTTGCCTTGTCGCTCTTGCTCTCCGTCGTCCAAAGGAAATAGCCAGCAGACTCGAAAGCGGGGCGGGCGATGCTTTCCAGCGTGGAGCGCGGAATGGGATCGGCTTTCGCCCCGGCGATTGATCCGAGCGCCTTACCACCAAGCTGCGACAATTCGTTGAGCTTGGAGGCGGGAACGCCCCGCCGACCGAACTCCGCAAGAACCTTCGGATCGGCCAGCTTCTCGGGCGAGAAGGTCGAGAGGAAACCGATGTCGCGCGCCACATCAGGAGCAAGTGGCTTATTGTCCTTGTTGGACTTCGCCATCTGCGCGAACTGCTGTTGCACGGCAGGAGACGCCCTGAGCCACGCGTCCTGCGGGAGTTGCTTAATGTCGGTGAAGTTATCGCCAAGCGAAGTCACGGTGGTCAGGAGCGTCCGCTGGGCGTCATCCTCCTGAATGGACCGCTCCTGCCGCATGTCAGAACGTCGGGCCTCCGCCCGCTCGATGATCTTGCGCTTGAGGCTGAGGCCGATGTCGGTTCGCGCCATGACGGAATCGCGGAAGTTCTGGAGGTCCGTGTCGGGGCCGATTGAAAGCGCGTGACCAACCGGCGTTCCGTCTGTTCCCTGTCGAGCGGCGAACTGCTCAAGGTCTTTGGTGCGCTGCTCCCAGCCGTTCTGATACTTGCCGTACTTGGCCGGATTGGACGCGACGAGGCCGTTGAGGAACTGCCGACGAAGGGCGATATATTTGTCAACGTCGCCGCCGCTTTCCCTGAGGATGCGGGTAGCTTCCTTCTCGTTGAGGAAGAACGTGTCCGCGTGAACCGCCGCAAGGGCCGGGGGAAGGTTATCGGCTCCGCTTCGCTTCCATTGGTTATTGACGAACAGTTGCGTCGCCTTGGGGAGGGTTAGTCCCCTCACATCCACGCCGGGATTGTAGGTGGCATTGATGCCGTACTTGACGCCCGCGCCGTTGGAATCCTCGACATAAGCCGAGCCTTCGTGGGGAGCGATGAACGCCTTGAAGAAGTTGGCACCGTCGAGCCTGCGGGAGCCGTCGTCGGTGGTGGTTGTGGTCGCGCTCGGCAGCGGCGCGCCGTCCACAAGCGAGGTCGCAAGCTCGTCCTGGGCGTCGTTGTTGTAGGCAGAGACAATGGCGTTATAGTCCGCATCCGTCATGTCGGCACGGTGCGCGGTCGCATATTCGATTGCGGCGTTCGCACTCCCCGCCGCCCCGACTGTCATCTTCAACGCGCGCGACTTGTAGAAGCCTGAAACGGCCTTGTGGTTCTCCTCGTCCTCCCACGCCTTGCCCATGCCGAAGAAGGACGCGCGCTGATGGTTAATGTCTTTCACATCGGAAAGGATGGTTAGCGCCTTGCCTTCGTCGCTCTCGTCTGCCGCGCTCTCAAGGGTGCTGTCGATCCGGGCCTGCGAGGATGTGTCAAACGCCTTGACCTTTTCGGTAAAGCCGTGGTCGAGATAGTTGTCCTTGGCGACGCCGTTGTTCTTGGCGAACACTGGTTCAAGGAGCGACTTCGCGCGCGGCGATGCTCGGCCCAAAATGTCTGCCGTGCCCTTGTCGAGATCGGCAATCCCCTTTTCCGCAGCCGCGTCCGCGTTCTCACCCAGCGTTTGCCGGACATTGCGCCCGATCTGCCGCTCTAGTTCGTCGCGCTCAATGGACAGGCGGTTGGCTTCCACCTGAGCGTTGATGTCCGCGATCTTGTCGGTTGCCTCCCCGACCTGCGAAATCCCCGCCCCGAGCCGCTGCAATCCTTCCCCGATTGCGCCAGTCTCGAATTGCGGGGCGCGGACTGGAGTAACCTGTTGCGCCTCTCGGGGGACTGCGCCGCCCTGGAATATCCTGATCTGCGCCAAGTCAGCCGCCCTTCTTGGCGTACACCGCCGCCTGACTCAGGCCGCCCAACAGCGATCCCGCCGCGCCGAAGTAGGAACCGATCTTCGCCTGACTTGCCCGCGCCCGCGCCGCCTTGGCTTCGGAGACGTAGTTGCTGGCGTCGATGGTGTAGCCCTTCATCTTCTGGGTTTCGTTGGCCGCGAGGCTCTGGAAATCCTCGTTGGCCTGCATCTGCGTGTCGTCCTGAAGGCGCTGGGCAGAGCCTACGCTTACGTCGATCCCGTTCGCGGCCATCGCGGCGATGTTCTGGCCCTTGATCTGCCCGATCTTGCGCCAGAAGTCGCGCTGCTCTGAAGGAACAACCTGGCCCCGGTAATCGCGATAGGCTTCGACCGTCTGCTCCGCGTTCTGGCGGGCGACTTGCGATTCATATTTGGCTTGGGCCGATGCAGCCGCGCCATGTTGGAGAGCGCCCGCCGCCGACGTGACGGCACCGGCAATAGCCATAGGGACTGCGAGGGCCGCTAAAGGCGCGCACAAGGTTCAGGCACTCCGGACGAGATGGCGCATTGCACTTGCCTATGCGGTGGCGCATTGCTCTTGAATCGCCGCCGTTATCGTGAAGCGCACAAACAGCACCCCGCCGATCATGCGTTCCTCGGTCCCTATCTCCGCTCCCCAATGGCGTAGCAGACGGATTGCCTTCACATTGTCGGCAGCGACGTAATTCTCCAGATACGGAAACGCGTCCAGCCACGCGCCGATGATCCGCTTTCCCCGTGTCAAAAGGTCGCGGGCATAAACGTCCAGAGCTACATCCGTAGCCAGAAACCATGGTGTAGCTTTCCCCGACAAAGCATCGGTCACGCTAAGGCCGAACATGGCGATGGGCCTGTTGTCCCCGTCCAAAGCCGTGAAGGCTTCCAGACTGGTCCTGAGACTGATCCGAAGGGCCTGTTTAGGTGAGCGCCCGAAGGCTTCGCATTCACGCCCATCGGCTTCTCTCATGCGATGCGCCAGCTGCCCGACATGCACAAGCGACGCCGGGACGACGGTGGCCCTCACAAGTCCCCAATCGCAGGTTCAACGAGGATTCCGGCAACGTGAAGCGGGACCGGATCATCGGAGCGAAGAAGGACCGTCGTCTCTGTCCCGCTCGCCCCGCCCAGCGAGATTTCCAGTTCCCCCGTGTAAAGAGCAACGGGAGCGCCGTAAGTCTCAGTATCTCTGGTCTTGATCTCGAATAACTGGTCCGCGTCAATCCCGCCGATTATGTTGCGGCTGTCGATGACGGAGACGAACGCCCGCGCCGCTTGTTGCGAACGGGCCTTGATCCAGCCTTGGGGCGTCTGCATCGCCAGTGGCAGAGTCTCAATCTCGGCACGGTAGGGAAGGCCAATCGTGACCCGCTTGCCGCCTACCGGAAGCGTGACCTTGCCGCCCGTTACAACGAGGGCGTTCCCATTTGCGTCCGACTTGACAACTGAGCCGTCAACCCACGCGACGACAGTTTTTCCCTCAAGATGATCGAGCCGGTCGAACACATTGACATAGCCGGTGCTTGTGAAGCTGCGCGCGCAATCGAGGAAACAGGCGTCCTCCTGCTCGGCCCACAACTCCGCTGCCATGCGCTCGATATAGGTTTTCGCGACCCCGGCGATGGTGCGCTCAATGACGAAATATACCCGGTCCTCGCCCTGCTCGGTAATGGCGCATACGCCCTTGAACAGTCCGTCCGTCTCGCACAGCGTCCAGCCCCAAACCTGCTGCGACTGGTCCCATGTCATGCACAAGAGTTTTCCGTCCGTTCGCACCGCCCAGAATGCCGAGGCTGGCCGCTCGGCATAGGCCCACGAAACAATCGAATAATCCTCGAACAAATGGCGGGAGAAAATGCTGACATCGTCGGTCTTGAGGCCATCCATCTCGAAATCGTAACCTATGGTCCGGACTTCGCCGGTCTTGGCCGTCTCGTAGAACACCACGTTATCGACAAGGAGTGGCTTCAGTCTCGACGCGCCCCGCCGGACTCTCGGCCTCACCCTTGGAGGAGGGGTCGCTGTGATATAATCTTCGTTCGATCCCTGGACCGCGAAGATGTTGTTGCTGGTCAGCGCGAGAAGCCCCTGATCGGTCGAAACCATCGCGTTGACGGAATTGACCTTGTTGGCGACCAGGGCCAGCTCGATACTGTCGTCCTCTCGTCCCGGCCTCGAAAAATCCATGTTCTCGAAATCCGCCGACCTCGACGCCCAAATGCCGTTCGGTCGGTTCGTGGTGCGCGCCAAGTAGGACCGCTGTTCGTGGAACGTGATTGCCGAAGGACGGTCCCCGGCATTGGCGAATGGATTATCACCCACCGGAGGCCCGAACGACAGGTCCGGGCCGATATTGTCGTCACGGAACGTCAGCGCATCGGTAATGCCGATATTGCCGTAGCCTTGCTGGTTCTCGCTCTTGTAGACGCGGTAATGGGTGGCCCCTGTGACCGCGCCCCATGAGATCGTGTTGTAATTGCGTTTCAGCGCAAGGTCGTTGGTCACCGTCACCGCAGAAGATGGACGGCTCTCCTGTCCCGTATCCTCGTTGTAGGCGGTGACTTCGTATGACGCCGGTTGCGGGAAATAGGCGTTGCCGCTGTTGGCAGAATCCGTGTTGGCCGTGGTCGCGGATGCCGTCACCCCTGTGGGCGACGCGACCAGCGGCCCGAACGTAACGTCCTTGAACTCCCAGTTGGTGTGATCGTGGCGGATCACCTTGTCCGGCAGGTGATTGGAATGGACGAGGTAGATCACATCGGCGGTCTGCTCGTAATCCATCTCCGAAAGCTCGGAGGCGTTGAATGGCGTCGCCGCCTGATAGACGCGATAGACCGGCATTACGCGAGACTCGTCCCGACGCCGGACCAGATGCCGTCAGTCGGATCGGATGGGCTCGTTCCGCCGCCAGTATAGGAGCCGCTTGAGTTTCCGCCGACAACGGGAGGCGCGGGGTTGGTTTCGACCGGCGGAACGGTCGGGGCCGTTGGCGGAGGATCGGGCGGGGCGGTGCGGGAGATTCCCCCGCTGTCGCCGGTGAACGTCCCGGCATTGGTGCTGTCGAAATCGACAGTGAAATTGTTGTCGTCGATCACGCTCTGGACAGTAAGGAAGCGGTCGTTGATCTCGACCATGCCTTGAATCGAATTGAGATAGACCGGATCGCCAACCGAATAGCCGTGGTAGGCGGCGGTGATTTGGGCTTGGGCGGACTTGGTGATCGCTGTGACGGCGAGGCCGGTTTCCAGAACTCGTCCTCCAAGCGCGAGCGGACGCATCAATGCCTGCCCGAGCTCCAGCACATAAGCCTGGTCGTCGCTGAACTGGAACGGGATCAGGCGCGCAGAGGCGGAAAGGGCTTCCGCGACAAAGCGCGTTCCCATCCGCTTCTTTAGTCCGCCTGTTCGCTGTATCTTGACGTTGCGAGCGGTCCTTACCGCCGCCTGATATACAGGCAGCTCGAACCGGGCTTCCGCCTCGGGGCTGATCTCCCCTTTCGTGAAATTCGAAAGCGCTGCCCTATACGCCATCAGCAGCCACCGTGACGCGCCCGGATCGTCTCGGACTCGTAGTCGCCCCAATAGTCTGGCTGACGGTTGCGGTCGTCGGCTATGGCCCTCTGCCACGCCAGTTCCGCCATCGACATTAGCTCTTTCTCGCGGGCGCTGTCCTTCTTGACCGGAACGCAGATGCGCGACGCGAGGTCGGTAGCCATGGCCGTGATCGCGAGTTGCGGAATCGGGACGCCGGAAAGATCGTTGACGGTGTATTCCAGCCATGCATCGGCAGCGTTGGTGTAAAGCGTCTGCCCCTCGATCTCGTAGGGCATTTCCAGCCGCTTGAGCGCCGTCACCCAGACTTCCGCGTAAGGCTCTCCCGCTAGCGGTATGGGCGGAAGAATGCCTACGCTCCCAAGATCGGGAAGGACGCGAACCGGGTTTCCCAGATTGGACGGCAGCGAATAAGCGTAAAGCCAAGTGTCGCTGCGGTCGTTGGTGGCGAGAAGCGCCATCCTCACACGCACGTTGGCGAACGACCAATCGTGGGTGCCTTCAAGCATATCGGCCACGACTTCTGGATAGAAGCGGCGGCACTCGCGCGCCTCCAGACTGTCCTCATCGACCGAGACAATCGGCTTTGCTGGCAAGCGCCCGATTGCGCGGTTGGAGATATCTAGCTGCGAGAAGGCGCGCATGGACCGTGGCTACGCCGTCGCCCCGCATCGTTGAATCGCATTAAGCCGTCACCGACTTGATGACCGCGAAGTTGATCACCAGCGCTTCCGACAGCGTGCTTCCCGTCCGGTTCACGATCAGGATGTCGAAGGAGCCCGCGGCGACCTTCACGACGAAGATGTAATAGCTGAGGTTCGAAGCCGCGCCGCTGGCGATGTTGGCGATAACCGCGTCCGTCGCCGCCACCTGCGAATTGGTGACGGTGAAGGCGATGGCATTGCCAGCCCCAAGGGCGGCGTTGTTCATCGTGACCTTGCCGCAGATCGTGTTCAGCGTGACGCCGGTCGATTTGCTGGTGGTCTGACTGACAGACCCGCCCGCTCCGGTCGCATAGCCGATTGATCCGGTCGGCGTCGAAACCGGCCTTGCCAGAGTGCCCGCCGTGAGATCGCTTGCCGATCCCGACGAAGCGACCGCGACAAGCCCGAGAGTGGCGCGCTGAGCCGTGGCGCTGGCGTCGTCGATCAGTGCCCGCCCAGCCGCCGTGCAGACAATCTCCTCGACCGCACCGCCG